TAAGAATTACAATACCTGAGCCGCCTGCACCTGGTGAATTATTGATACCTAAATCAGCCCGACTTCCAGCAGCACCACCACCACCGCCTGTATTAACTGTGCCGCTCACTCCATTTCCTGAAGTGTAACCAACTGACCCTGCACCGCCACCGCCTGCGCCACCTGCACCTGCATTTTGTCCCGTACGATAAGCAGAACCACCGCCACCGCCTGCGTAAGTTACAGATGAACCTGAAATTGAATTAGATGTACCAGCACCACCAACACCAGCCGTACCACTTCCGCTTCCAACTATGCCTGAATTGCCGCCAACGGCAGATGAACCACCACCACCGCCGCCGCCTTCTCCAACACCATTTCCACCATTGTTTCCTTGTGATGGAGATGTTGAAGGTGTATTACCAGCCGCACCTGTTGGATTTGTTGTTGCCGCACCGCCACCACCTGATCCACCTGTTGATGCCGCTTGACCTGCTCGATCATTCGCACCGCCACCACCGCCATTAGATGTTATTGTTGAAAAAACGCTATTGCTTCCAATGTTTCCAGCATTAGGAGTTGTTGCGGGTATGGCCGCACCACCACCTACTGTGACTGTGTAATTATTTGATGTTAATAATGCAGTAAGTGTTCCGCTTCTATATCCACCTGCACCACCACCACCACCAAAACCATTACTTTCCCTGTTGCCTGAGCCGCCACCAGCAACGACAAGGTAATCCACGTTTAATGGTGCTTTACCTTCGCCAGTTATAGCGCTAATTATGTTTAACATTTATGCAATAGCCCCTACTACATACCAAGCATTAGCAGCTGTTTTAATACAGGCTGCTGATTTATATTGTGCAAGGGTTGGAGATGCAGCGGTAGCGCCTGCACTTAATACTGTCGTAGTACCAGGTGTAACTGCGCTAATTGTGCAAGTGCCTGCACCTATGTTAAGCACTGTAATTACTGTGCCTATTGCAAAGTTGTATGTTGCATCGGTTGGCAACTTAAATGCTATAGCAGTTGCTTTGTTAATCTGTACTAACTGCTGGTATTCATCGCCGCTTGCAGCTGTATAATCTGCTGTCTTAGCAGCTTGTACTTCAAAGGCTGGTAATCCATTCCACATTGTGGAAGTAACTACTTGCCCTGTTGTGCCTGGAAAAGTTGACATTATATCTCCTTAATAAGATAAGACGTTTTGGTCTAAGACACCATAATCTATGTTGCCTATTATAAACCCATCTATGACAGGTTCGAGCGTTGTAAACACCACTTTAAAGCTATTAGGTGTGATGGTGTTGGCTACGCCAAAGATCTGCAAAGTTTTCTCTAGCTTTGATCCACCAGGCTGGGTAGTAATCACAGTGATAGGGTCAAAGAAGTCTAGGTTTAGGGCTGCAATTATGCCTGAATTGTAATTAGGGGTGTTTAAGTCTAGCTCGATAGCATCGCATCGGATCGTAGTCTCAGCTCTACTGGCTACATAAGCCCTGGCGTAATCTAGGGCTACGGAATCGGTCTGCATTAGCAGGTCTTGCAGGTTATAGCTGTGTATAAAATACTTGTCAATAGATGGCTGATTAATGGCTGTCTGGGCTGACCCACCTGATCTGCTGATCTGGGCTGAATTGAATATAAGGGTGTCATCTAGTTTCCATACTGCATTGGCGTATTGGATACCAGTGCCATCATCTGCAAATAGGGTAGGGGTAGCACCTATTGATGCAGTGGCAGTAAGCCTATCCTTAAATACAAACTCGCCATTACTGTCAACATATATAGAACCGTATTCTGAATTAGCGACAGTCTCCATAGCGCTTAAAGATGTGCGTGCTGTGCCAGGGTCAGCCTGTAAAGTGGTTTGACCTGCATCTATTAATCGCATTGATGATGGCCAGTCGATTTCATCTAATATCTGGTTAATACGTGTGCCTGATAGATCGCCAGCAGTAGCACCTGCGACTGTGCTTATCTGTGCATTCTGTGCAAGCCTCATAGCATCTACAGCTGTGATAGTTGTATAGGCAACCTCTGTAGCATCTTTAGGTTGCTGGTTAACATAAGATGTAATAAAGCCTGAGAATATAGGATAGGTAGTACCACTATATGTAGCGGTTATTTGAACTTTCTTCATAGGCGTTAGTAACCCAAAGTAAGGCCCAGTTGGATTGGTAGGATTAAAGTCGCCATTCTGATCTATCAAGCGTAAGGTTAAATTACCTGTAATAAATTTATCTGCCGTAGGGTTGCGACCAATTCTTGTCTGAACATAATTGACCCGATCAGATACATCGACAATTACGGCTGCGGCATCGGCTAATACGTTAGTGTCTAATATGCCTGAATCGATTAAAAACGCCTGAGCGAATGCTGGGCCAGTGCTAAAGTTAATTACTGCATTTATAACAGGCACAGTCATTATTGTATAAACCCTGCTGGTGCTAAATCTCCATTTTGCTTATAGATTTTTAATAACATATCTTGGATAGTTGTTTCAAACTCTTGTAATGCGGTTATGCTGCCTGCCACATTTAAGTTAATTATAGGTTGTTGAGTTGTTGCAGCAGATGTTGATGCACTAGATGGCATACCACTAGGCAAAGAATACTGGCCTGTGCCTCTGTCGAATGTGGCTGCGCCAGCCTGCACTCTTTCCAATAGGGTAGGTAAAGTAGTCTGCAAGCGATCCAAAGTCTCTCCTACAGTTTTTAAATCTACAGGAGTATTTACTGGGCTTGTAGCTGCACTTGGGCCCCTGTCAAATGTAGCAGCTCCAGCTTTAATCCTTTCAAGCAAGCCTGGCAAACTATTTTTTAAACCATCTAAAGTCGCCCCTACTGCTTTTAAATCCACAGTAGCGCCATTAAAGGCTGAGGCTAAATCATTGGCAGATCTGGCTGCATTTAACTCTGCAAGATACTTTTTAGCCAAAGCCTCATTATTATCTAAGATGGCTAACTTAGATTGCAGGCGTAGTTTAGTTTCAGCATCGGTAGTTTCATTTAATGCTTTTTCTAAGCCTATGCGTTCGGTATCAAACTTCTCAGCTAATTTATCTACATTTGTTTTTTTCTTTAATTGATCTGCTAATATCTTGTTATACTTAACAACCTCTTTAGTAAATTTGAGGCTTAAACGACTTTCTCTTTCGTTTGCATTTTGTAATGTTTTATTGGTTCTGTTTTCTGCGCCATAGTTTGCTAAAAATTCAAGGTATGGACCTGCGATTGGTATCAATTCAAATAAACTGTCCTTAGGTAGCAGTGCGTCTACACCTGGAAATTGTTTAAATTTGTCAATCAATAATGCAAGGCCGTAGACAACGTTAGCAATATCTGTTCCAAGGTTTTCCATAGCAAAACTTAAATCTTCTACTGAGGTATCTTTTCCTAGTAATTCTAAAGACTCTACTAAACCCTGACCAATAGCCTTGGTTGCTTCGTCTGCACCTTTTTTTAATGCATCTATCTTGCCAGCGTAAGTATCTAATCTCGCTGCTGCCTGACCACCAAAGCGCTTATTTAACGCTTCCATAATTTTATTCATATCGCCGCTAGCGATTATGTTTGCATCAATACCTGTATTTAGGTTTTTGATTGCTTTAGTTTGGCCCCTGACACCACTAGCAATAGCTGATACAACTGTGGTTAAATTTTCACCAGTACCAGCACTTATATCTAATGCAGACTCTAATGAGCGTTGGGCTAACTCTACGGATCCAGTTAGGTTAAGGAATGTTTGAAATGGCGCTCTTAAATCTGTAAGTATTGCGTTAGTTTTTTCTAGGCTTTTTATGTAGTTTTCAACTTCATCCACCCTGAATGCGTTGCCAGTATTTTCTAATTGTAATTCTAAACGTTTGGCTGCGGCTTGATCGTCAGTAAATGCTTTAATTGCTTTCTTGCTAAAGCCAACTATTGCGGCAGCGCTAAAGGTAAGCCCAAAGGTACGGCCTAGGCTTTTTATTTGTTTTTCAAAGACGTTTACATCTTGCTTGGCTTTTTTTAACGCCTTGCCATTCCAAGTGGCCGTAGCGGCTACAAATATATTGGCCATTACGCTGCCTTCTTAATTTGTGTTATTCGGTTAAATTCTGTAGTTGATTTGTCAATAGCTTGTAGTATTGCTTCATATACTTTGGCGCTGTCTTGTGCCCAAGCCTTGAAAACTAAACGGCCCTTAGTCTTTCGACCGCCACTTCTAATATCTTTAATCTTTGGCTGAGAGGTTACTGGCTCTAATGCACCTATAAACTGTTGGCTTGCAAATGGGTTATTTGATTTAAATTCTTCAAATGCTCTACTTTTAGCAGATCGCTTTGTGTATGTACCGCTAGCGCCTTGAGAAGTTATCATCTCAAATGGGGCACGACCTCGTGGGTTTAGTCGGCCTGCTGTTTCATAGATTGAGCCTGATCGACTTACGTTGTAAACATATTGACTAACCTTGAAACCATTTTTTAAAGTTTTGTTTTGCCCTGGGTTATAACCAATACCAGCTCTAGCTGTTGCTGCATCATATTTAGGAAATGGCTTATAAGATACATCTGAGGATAAAGGTTTTGACCAACCCGATAGCAGTTGATCGTTGTTTGGTACAAAACCCTTTGCCTTGGTTGCCACGCTACGCATTAAAGGATCAATAGCAGCCCTTATGCGCTCACGCATATCTTCATCAATAAAACTTAGTCCAGCTTGGACATCTTTAACGCCTACGACTTCTGCTGGCATTTCGGATCTCCTTAGCTCTATCGGTTAGCACTTGTATGATTGCGGCATACATTTCGCTATCCATATCCATAAATTCTCTAGGCGGTATCCCAGTCTCTACGCTCAGTTGAGCAATACTGTAAAGGATTGAAGACCGCTCAGTTATTTTTTTTCTTCGTCTAATACCTCAACAGTGTCTAAACTGTCTACAAACTCATCAAAGGATAAGGACACTTGAGCGCCAGCCCTGCGTAAGCATTCATAAGCAAGCCAAAATATATCCGACTGCTTCTCGTCCAAACGCAAGGCCTTGCTAATTCCCATACCTCTTTTTAACTCGAAAGCGTACTCGACACCTGGTGTTATCTTGTGCTCTGATACTTCACCATTAGCCCTTGTTATCTTTAGCTTTGCCATTGTTACTCCTTAGTTAGAATGCCACCGATGGGGACACTGTTATTACGGAGTTTACAGTAAAGGATAAACTGCTGCTTGCAATTTCTGACACGCCGCCTGTGCCAATTGGGGTCAAGTTATTGACCAAAATTGAAAATTGATAGGTCGGGTTGGTAGCTGATACGGCAGTTCCTTTAACAGTAATTACTGATACTGCTAGGGTCTTGCCAAAGGCTGCGCTGAGTGTCTCGTTTACTTGAGATGCTGCCCAGTCATTTATAAAGTCTAACTGGAATGTGCCAGATTGCAATCCAGCTACAAATCGATGGCTAAGGTCTCCCTGTGTTGTGACCTCAAGTTCATCTACGATTTGGTTAATTACAGCATTAGTCACGTATGAGCTAATGTCGATTGATGGTGTAGTAGGCGCAGCATTGGTAGCCAACTTAACACCTACGTTATTATTTAAATAGATTGCCATTGTTATTCCTCGTCTTTCTTAGTTTGTGCAGTTGGTTTTGGTGCGCTTGCTATTTGGCCTGTCTTTTTCAAGAAGGCTAAGTCTTCTTCGTGTGTGCTCATTTTAACTCCAGCTCGTTAGGATTGATACAGTTATTTCTGATGTTAATAAATCTCCACTAGCTGCATTGGTTATAGCTGGAGCGGAGACACTTGATATGTTGTAAACCAGGGTCGATGCCGCTAGTTTAGTTACTACTGCCACAATAAAATTCTCTATACCTAGCAGGTTGCCTTGATTGTCAAATGCAGGTGTGGTTACTAAAATCTTGAAATTAGCCAGGGGTGCGATGCTTGTCTGGCTGTTATTGCTTGGCTCAATATAAGGATCGCTAGGGGTTACTACCACGCTATTAGCAAGCAAGGT